AATAGTCTATCAATGCCTGTGCATTTGCGGCGTTTGGTGTTTTCGCTAACTTCATCTTCAACTTCTCGAATTTCTCGAGGTCTCGAGAATCCATTTCACGACCTGCACCAAACTCTGCCATACCTCCCATCACGGTCTGATACCCTTCACGACCTGCTACCGGAATAGATGCGTGTTGTGAGAGTGGGTTTGCTGCCTCATTCAATAAGTAGCTTACATTAGAAACGGTTTCCCATTTATCAGAATCTGACTCCTCAAGGGGGCAGATTGTATCTACAGTACCCAACGCTAATGGATTGTCTTGGTACCATGCTCGTATGTCATCTGCCGTTAACATAGCGGCAGGGCTGACAGGTTGACTTTGTCCTTTCATGATTTCTATTTTTTCAAAGGATTAATACTTGACTACATTGATGGTCTTTAATTTTTGTAGGTACACAGGTGCTATCGCTCCTTCTACCACGTCAGCATGTGTAAAGGCTTCTGCCATTTGGATAACCATTGTATCCGTAGGTACAATGATAGCAGATGCCAATATCACGTCTGGTGTATTTTTCAATACTGCTCCATCGGTTGATACAGGCACATATACAAAGATTTGCTCGCCGAAAACAGACACACTTCCTCCAATTGCCTGGAAGGCTGTGTTGTTGTTGATTGCTGCTCCCATTTTCGCTGCCACAATTGCCGCGGTATCGCTGTTTGCTACCGCTACGGAGATCACGATATCAGCAGCTAAATCAGTAGAGATTGTTACCTTGGCATTTCCGGCACCTGCTGCTCCAATCGTACCTACTATGGTTGCTACCGTACCTTGTTTTCCTGCAGGTGCTTTGGCAGACGTAGAAGTCGCATCATCTGTCAAACCTGTACATGTATCATTTGCGTAGGCAATATTCAAGGTGGCATCTGCTACCACGGTACCTGTTGCAACTGCATTCGCTTCATAGATGTATCCGTCGGATAAGGCATCTATCGCTGCACCTACTGTGATGGTGTCTACACCGCCTGCGTTTACAATACCCGTAATCGCTGCGGCTTTACCGCCTATTTTAGTACATATAACGTCACCTACTTTGAAATGGTGAGTTCTTTCTATAACAGGGAATTCTGTAGTGGTTGAACCTGTCTCCACTTTCGCCTGTTTACATACGGTTCGTTTTCCGCTTGACGGAGCACTCAATGGAGTCGCCTCTGCAAGAGCTCTTCCACCTACAAGGGTAGAAAGCACTAAAGAAACACCTCCAGGCACGTCCGCTATACGGTTGATGACATTTTTCTTAGAAAGAATGTCAGTCTGGGTTGTGATTTGTTTCATTTTCTATTCTTTTTTAGAGTTCTTTACTAATTCTCTTGCCACCCGTAGAGCCTCCGTTTGACCATCCTTTGCAGGAGGTGGTGTAGCTTGTCCGGGTGTGCTGAAATTTAAACCTTTTTCTTTCGCCTGCTGAGCCACTTCCTGTCCTTTTGCAGTTACCTTTTCAACGTATGCCGTGAACTGTTCCTCACTTTCAAAATTCAGAGATGTGAATGTATCGAGAACTGTATCCACGTAGAAACCTGGTGTGTCTTTGAGTTTTTCTTTCAACTGCTGAACCCGTTGGGTTTGTAGTTTCTCGGTTTTCAAAGCATTTACCGTATCTGATAGCTCTTTCAACTGATTAGCAACTTCCTCCGGTATTGCGGTTTGTTGTTGCTGTTGCTGTTGCGTATCTTCCGGTTTCTTACCTTTCTTCAATGCTTCTTTCACTGCTTCGTCAATTGCCTTTTGCTGCTCCATTTTCACGTTCTGTACCTGCATAGCGGTGTAGTGGTTGATGTTTCCATCTAATGAGGCTAATTGTTCAGTGAAGTCCATCGATTCAAGGATTTCATCCGTTGTGATTAGTTTTTCTAATCCTTTTGCAAGGGCTTCGAGTCTCTTGTCGCTCACGTTTGAGGTTTTTCCTCTCTGAGCTTTCAGTTTTGTTAAGATTTTTTCTAACATGACCTTTTTGATTTGAGTTTAAATTTATCTTCGTTACAAATATATGCGGTATTTTCGCAAAATAAAGGATTCTGCCATATTTTTTTAATAATAACTACAAATGTATGTTTTCTGTCGCAAGTAAGCTCTATCGCCGTATAATCGCAATGAATCGAGATATACAATACCTTCCACCTGATATACATTATTTTTATAGCTTGTTTCCATACTGATTTGCCCCTCTGCATACGTATACGAGTAGTAACCTTGGACAAGTATCATATCTATATTTGTACCCTTCACTTGTCTTATTAGTTCATACGTGCTATCCGTACGAAATAGTATCTGTAGGTAGATACTATCCGCCGGCTCCTCATGTGATTCGTATGCAGTATCTAATGAATACCATGACGAACCTACCAACGTAGACGGATACTCTTGTATTTGGTTAGTTACTTCTACCGTGTCAACGATAGTTTGCATTGGTTGTGGTTGTTCCTCATTACAGGCTGCAAATAGCACTACTGTAATGAATAGGATTGTTCTGATTAGTGTTTTCATTTGTACTTGATTTTAATTGATTAGTAATTGTATGTTATACGTGATTGATTTATCTTTGCAATAGCCGCCTCTTGAGTATCTCCTTCCTGTTCTTTAATTAATGCAGCGTTCTTTTCAAATGTCATTGGAAATCTGCTATGCTTACTCCATGCCTCCTTATTCGCGTTGTATGTGTCTACGAATTGTTTTGGTACGGTACCAACATAGTTCTTTGAAGTTTCGGGGGGTAGCGGTTCCTCTCCATTCAGTATTCTCTTCAAATCCTCATCACGTTCTTCCCGTGTCTTGAGTATTGCTATTGTGTAGCACTTACAATTCACATGCCATTTCATTGTAAAGTCAAACTCCTTCGGGTACTTGCCTTGTAACTCTATACACTTGATACCGCCTTTGTCATCTTCCGGGTCGTGACTTGGACTGACTCGTATTTCCATACCTACCACGAAATCTTGTTGCTGCATCTTCAAGTGATTAGAACGCTCGTAGGCGAAATTGGTCTCGTTGCGAGCTAATCGTACGGCATTCTTATAACTGCTTCTATACCTACCACGACCTGGGTGATAGGCTTTCGCAGCCTTGCTCAATCGCAGTATGCCTTTGTCATCTCTTACTCGTCGAAATAATTTGTCGGGGTCCTGTAGGTACTGCTGTATGTCCTTCGCTATCCTACCCGCAGATGCTCCTTGATTAATCCCCTGTTCTAAGGCTAATTCCAATTCTTGTTTGAACTGCATGGTATTACACCATACACGCTCTGACAGTCCGAGACCTTCTATTTTTCGCTCTACGAATGCCTGTCGTGCTGCTCCATTCGTAGAAAGGATATCTGTTACTGTTTTCCGTGGAAGTTCTTCTAATGCCTTACCGTACACCTGATAGGCTACTTCATTGTTCTTCTGTACAGCTAAATCCCACTCACTATTGATGCCTGATATTGTAGTTGATAACACGTTGTCATAAAGGGTTGTGAGTAGTTTGTTGATTTCTTTATTTACGGCAGGATTGCCACGAAAGAAGAATTCATCGTTTCTGTTTACTTGTGATTTTTTAGATAAGGCAGCAGCAGACTTGACAACCTTAAGATAGTGTCGTCTTATCTGCTGCTCTAATGCCTGTTGGTTGGCATTGTGCTGTTTATCGTATTTATTCTGTTCTGGCATTAGAATCCTTGATTAGCTGCCGCAGAATTACCACTCTCTATTCGTTCTACCTCTGCATCTATATCTTCTACTTCGTCCAATAGAGACACCTTAGTCTGTAGAGACATGTTATCGCCTGCGAGTGATATGTATTCTGCAGTTTCTTTTTTCGTCTTAATGGAATATGGTACCACCTCGCATGTGCAGGTAATTAAGTCTATAGAAGCTGCCAGACTTGGAAACATGACTTTTGCAAATTGTTTTACGATTTCTATTTCTTCTACGAGTAAGGTTTCCCATTCCGTTCCAAGGTCTTTTGCTTTTTGTTTTACGTCGCTAAATAGTAGTTCTTTATTCTCCGCCGAGGTTCTACTATTGATTAATGTAGCGAAGGAGATATCTGGTATCTGTACTTGTTCGAAGAAGGCATTCCTGATACGTGCGTACCGTTGACTGACA